CCATTAGAGTCTAAACCTCATCTTCCGTCTGCCGATTCTTTGTCTATCTGCTAAAGACCTTAGTTCATCTCTTACCTGTTCTAAGAGTGGCGAATACTTTGTGATAACTGGATCATCTTTTTTCTTAGAGATTTTACCGCTAGGCGTACCCTCATACGAGCCACCTTTAACTCCAGAACGAGAATCGCTTGGAGTTTTTGTAGTCTTGCTTTCAAATTCATATACTGTTGCCTCTTTTTTACCTTTTTCGTTGTGTGTTTTAAGTCCACTACCATTATAGGTAGGTGCTTTGCCTTCTGACTCAATTTCCTCAAGTTCTTCACCAGAATCCATAAGAGTGTCAAGCATTTCCATAATAGAGTCCAGTTCACTTTCTGGCTCTGGTTCATCAGAGAATTTAAGTGCGTTCACTTCCATGAACTCTTCCATTGATGGACTATCTTCACTATCCTCATCGTAATACTGAGCATAGGTTTCTTTAAGCATCCTTGACCAAATATCTATAATCTTGGCTTTAAAGCGATCTATCTCTAAAAGGCTTGTAGAATCTGATTCGGTTGTGTTTTTAAATATATCCACTTTTATTCCTATAGATGAGAAAACTTATTCCTATATTTGCCATTCTTATCGGTTTCGCTTGTGCGTTTGCGTTCTCTCATATTCCAGAGAGTATCTTGATTTCCATAATGAGGGCGATGTTTGTTGATTGATATTATTACACTACCTTTTTCACCGCACTCTGGACATTCTTTCTTTCGTTTTCTATCTGACATAGAACACATCTCTTCAAAGATATGACCATGTTTACATTGGTAATCATAAAAAGGCATTATTTAATCCCAAACTGCTTTGTAATTATGAGCAAACCAAGATGCTTCTTCTTGAGATGGAAACTCTATAAATTCATTGCTAAATATAGCCTTATAAAAAGCCTTATCTGGATCATCTATTTTATTTAATCTTCCATCCAATTCCATAAAAACTGTTGGATAAACAAAATATCTACCATCCATTTCACCATCTGCCATTAAATGTGTATGAACAACATCTTTATGAGGATTTTCTCCAGCAGGTAACACAGGAAAATCCTTTGGTCTTAAAATTCTTTGAACAAAGTTTTTATCTTGATTGTAAGAAAGAATTTCATTAACCTTATCTTTAGCTGTTTGTTTAAGAATTCTTCGCATAACCACCCAATAATTAGTTCAGAATAGCCTCCTCAGAAAAGAAGAGGCTATAACTTAACTAACTACTATTAACTAGCAGGTACTACAAACGCAACACCAGCATCATTACGAAGTTCTCCAACTCCATAAATAGTATCTGAAGTGAATAAATCACCAAGGTACTCTTGCTTGTATTGTGTTTGTGAACGCACACCGACTTGCTCCGCTAGAACTAGAGCATCTTTGTGCATTAAGCATCCTACTCTGTCAGTAGAACCCGGACTTCCACCACCAGATTCAGTAGTAGTTGGTACATTAGATGAGATATAAACATCTACACCATATATCTGACCAATCTTTCCAGTACGGATAGCATCACCAGAACCAATATACTGTTGCTCAGTAAATCTGTTGATACCTAGTAGGTCGTTTGCTGCAACAGGTGGTACAACCAAAGAACGATTGTCCATTGGTACATCAGCATTATCTAGTTTCAGTAGCAATGCTCTGATTCCAGCATCAGTAATGTCTGCTGCGTTAGATGAGTTACCAGTATACAATGTACTACCAGTTGAACCAATATACGCAGTTTCCCATGATGCTGCATTATCACCGCCAACTGTTCCGCCTTGTAAGGCTTCCCATAAAGTGCCCAGTTTAGTATCGACTTGAGTGCTTAAAGCATAACCTGCATCGTCAGTATAGAACTTCCTCATACTAGCGAGTGATTGTACTTCTGCAATATCCTCGATTAACTTTGAATACTCATAGTGTTGGTCAATAGATATATTGATTACACTATTTGTAGCTGCTGATAATGTTACTTGTGTGTTTGCTGCTTTAGCACTTGCACTTCCTCTCGCTGGTACAGGAATGTGAATAGTATCACCTTTCTTACCTTTGTGAGATAGCTTAGTAACTAAATTAGCAATGACTAAATTCGACTTATACGCACCTATAACTTCATCTGACCAGAGTTCGGGGATGAAGTTGTTAGCTACGGCAGCCGTGGTGTTATTTGTTCCTAACGCCATTTTACTTCTCCTTTATAAATGATTATTTAACCCTACCCTCTTGATACGCTAACTGAATTTCATCAGCCAACGACTCATATCGTCTAGGGTCTGTAACTTGAAGGTTGATTAAATCAGCCCTTCTGTACATTTTCTTGCCACCAACAGAAGTAGTTGAACGAGTTTCTGAAACGGTTTTTCGTAATGCCTTTTTTGATTTTTCCTTCTCTTGCTTTTGAACTGCCTTCGTCTTATCAATCATATTGATTTTGTCGTAGGTATCAAATAGTTCAATAGCATAATCTGGGTTATATTCAGTATCCGCTTTACGGAACATTTCTGTTCTTATCTTAGATTTGCCTATCCAATCTTGGAATTGCTTGTCTGCGACACGCTTTTCCCAATCTGGGTAAGACTTCTCAAGCACACCTAACTGTTGTTGTTGTGCTGATAAGACTCTTTCTTCTTTAGCCTTTATAACATCTGGATGATTCTCGATTGCTGAATTGACTGCTTGTGCAGGGTCAGTATAAAAAGCATCTTCAAATGGAACTGGCTCTTCCTGTGGCTCTTCTATAGTAGTTTGTTTATTTTGTGCCTCAAGTAAACTCTGGATTAGCTTCCGTTGTTCTCCAACTTCACTTCCTTGTTTACCAAATGCCTGTTCGACATTCTGGTGCATTTCAATAACCTCTTGCATTGACTTACCTGCATACTTTGTAGGAATCTCATATTCAACTTGTTCTGGTTCAGCAATATTACCATCTACCTCTACCTCTTCTACCGCCTCCGCTTGAACTTCCTGTGTTTCTGTTATAGGTTCATCTGCCGTTGGTTTTTCTACTACTATACTCATTTTTTCTCCGCCCTCTTAGGGTTGTGAAGTTACATTATGTTGGATTCTCCTCTTGAGGTTCTTCCAACGCTAGGTTTGTTGCTGAATGTAAACTTAAAATTAAATTTATAACCAACAACTGACCCTTGGCGAACCAAAGGTCTTGCTCAGAGTTCATACTGTTAATATTACTAGCACTATCCTCTAAATTCTTAAAATCTTCTATCAAGTCATACCATCCTTCAGTTTCCATCATGGACATCCTATCCTCTAGGAACTGTATATCGGTTTTTGGCATAACTTATTGTATTCTTTGTCTTATTGGTACTTCTCTACCAGCAGCTTTTGCTTTGGCTAGGTTCAATATGGTTTCAGACTTCAGATGTTCTACTTCTGGAACATTTCTTGCTGTTTCAGAGCGTTGTCTAGCTGTATCTGCCTGTATTTTTTCTAATTTAACTGCTTTTTCTGCCGTATCTATCTCTGTTGGCTGGTTCATCATAGCTTCAGACTGCCATTTAATAGCCTTGGCGTTTTCTTCCTTGGCTTCTGCAAGAGTTTTCTGTACATTTGCCTGTGCTTGTTGCATTTGTATTTCTAATGCTGCCTGTTGCATCTGTTCTAACTGAGGGTCGCTTTCTTGTCCTTGTTGTAGTGCAAATACAATAGCATCTCGGTTATGAATACTGGAATTTTGCAACATTGCCAGTAAAATCACATTAAATGCAGGTGAATCTTTAGGCATAGACTGTAACATCTGTACCATTTGCTGCATTTCCAACTCTTTTGCCATAATTCCCATAGTTGAATAAGGTACAAACTTATAATCACTAACAGGGTAGCGGTCTACATCGAACTGTATCTTTCTCCACATAGCCTTATTAATCATTGGAATAAGAAATGTGTTTTGAAAATTCATTAATGTGCGTTTCTGTCTTTTAATTGAAGCAGATTGCATCATACTCATACCAGATGCTGTTTCTTGTTGTG